TGGTAGGCGGTGTGTCTATCTTTTCATATAAGTCCTGTGCTTCTGTTAAGGGGTCGCCTTGCACGGGTGGTTCTTTAAATTTATCTAATGTTTCTTTATCAGGTAACACTGCTTCGGTCAGCATCTCTCCTGTGTCCATAGGCAACAACTCTGGAGGGTCAATAAAGTCTAACACAGCGTCTTTAACATAATTTCGCATGTCCTCTGTAGCTAAAGCCCCCAGTTCATTATTTACAGCTGCGTATATGTCTTTACCTTGTGCAGCGGCAGTAAAACCTGTTGACAATACTTTAGCTATGTCTTCTTTAACTTCGGGTGTATATTCTTTTATCTTGCCAACCACGGGTTTTAGCACGTCTGACATAGCTGCTATTGACGCTGCCTGTATACCATCTTCACCTTTTATCTCTGCTGTAACGCCTTCTACAAACGAGTCCTTTAGGTTTTTACCTATGTCGCTGGTAATGTCTATACCAACAGTATCTACTATCTTATCTACAGTTTTAGATATTGCACCTGTGCTGGATAACCCTGCGTCTAACACAGCAGCACCTATATCACCCCCATTTGTTACTACATTTACACCCGTATCAGCCACAAAGTTAGCCATAGTAGAACCTATTTGGTCGGTCAAAGCTACTGAGGCTACCTCACCTACAGCATCTGCTACTCCCGCGGTTACAGTAGATACAACAATATTTTTAAATACATCTTCAGGATCAGCCCCATTATCTATATCCTTTGCACCGTTTATAATAGGGACAGCCCATGTATTCCCCGTGGCTATAGCAGCTACATTTACAGCTGTTCTTACCTCGTCACTTTTCAATATGGCTTCGCCTACAGGACGTAACGCATCTGCTGCGGTGTCAGCTACAGGTCTTATTATGTCTCCTGCAACATCAGCAACTGGTCTCACTACATCGCCCACCACATCAGCTACGGGTCTAACCACATCTCCTATCGCGTCGCCAACTTCTTGTATAAAATTTACCATTACGCAGCCTTCATAAGAGGTTCTTTACCAAATTTAATAAACATACCATGCCCATCTCTATTTTCTAACTCTACAACTTCCAACTTTGTATCTTTTTCTTCAAGTTTTTTCTTTAACACACGTAACCCTGGTAGTAGTTTTTCATTTCTTATCTGTGCGCTAGCGAAAGCAACTCCCTTCTTTTGTAAAAACGCTACGTATCTATACATATTATCTATAACATTACGCCCTACATCCATATTATGCAGTCTAATATACATATTATTTTTTTCAGGGGTAAACACACCTATAAATATACTATTACCTATCTGCACAGTTTGTACGTTTTTACTCTCTATCTCTTTAAGAATTGTAGCTGCGGCTTGTCGCATGGTAATATCTTCTGGTATCTGTCCTGAACTCTTTAAATTTGTTATAGAACCAAGCAATACATGATTATAACTTAATTTTTCTTTCTTGCTGTCTTTTAACTCCATTATGTAATCTCCAGATAACTTGCTACCACGTGTAATCTGTTTGCTGTTGCCGCTTCTACCTTTAGTATTTCTGACGCTTGCACAACAAGAGGAGCTGTCAAGAGTTCTACTGTGCCATTTGCACCGATAGCTTTTACTTTATATATGCTAAATGCAGCAGAAGAGCTATTGGTGATTGTTAAATCTATTGTATCCCCACTACCTGAGTCATCGGATACTAAGATAGATTTTACTATAGCAGTCGTACTTGCAGGGCATGAATACAACGTGGTTGCATCTGCAGTTGTTAGGTCTACCTTAGAGTTTTTGTAATTATTTGCCATTAGCTAAGAAACCACCCCTGCGCATCAGATTGTTCTTTTAACGTATTCTTTCTAAACTGCTCGTCTATTTGGTTAAAATAGATACGTAACGCATCGTTTAGCTTCATAGCTTCTTCTCGACTGTACTCTGCTCTTGGTAGTGGTAACGCAGGAGCGCGAAAAAGTACCCCATAATCTGTTAGATCTACACTCATCAACGCCTCCCATCAGGTCGCATATCCAATCTGGGAGAGCCAAGTTGCCATTGCACCCCTACAGCACTGGATTGTATCTTTAAATTAAGCTGTCGTCCTCTAACACGCACATCAAGTTGACTGGTAAACGCTTCTACAGGAGACGTAGCAGAACGTGTTACTGTACCACTACTGTTTCCGCTTTCCGATGGGGTGGACTTAATGCCTGACCCAGAGTTCGTTAATGGGTCTAGTGTAAGTGTAACAGAAGGGCTAACCGCTGTAGAACCATCAAACGTTACATCAGGCATAATTCTGTTTACTAAAAAAAACCTATCCCCATCATCAAGATCAAAATCCGCAGATGTTATAAATGCAGTTATAGCTGCAGGTGTAGTTGTTTCGTTATCATCTAACCCCTGTTCATGTTCTACCAACTTACCCGACGTGGTAGCCGCGAGTGGATGTTCTCTTGCTCCTGAATCCACCCATGCAGTACGTGTTAAGTTGCCAAAATACCACACGTTCTCAGAATAATTGTATATTATATACCTATTCGGCACATCTGACCCTGTTGCACAATAGAACCACCATATCTCGTTAAACGATTCGTTTGTGCCCGCAAACACCTGTTCGTATTGGTCTTCGTTAAAATCGTTAAACACATAACGACGTAGATCACAGTTAAGTGTTTCTGTTCTACCATCATACTTATAGAACTTATCTGTACCCATCCAGTAGGCTATACCATTTGCGTATGCCACAGCGTTTTTAGAGGCTATAGATATGTTTTCACCAACAAGATTAGCCCCCCATACTATAGGCGCACCAACATACTGCAAGCTATATAACGCGGCATCTGTCCAAATTAATACTGATTGTCGTGAATTTGCGCCTGTAACGATTTTTGAGCCTTGCGATAGACGTAAACTACCTGCCTGATTGGTTGCTGAAGGTGTCCAATCTACTAAACTTTCTTGATCCGACCATCTAATTAGCAAAGGATCTAAATCAGCTGCCCCAAAAGGGTTAGCTCCCAGACAGAAAACAAAACGACTTACATCAGACACTACTATGTTATTGTGAGAGGTAGGAACTCCTGATGCACCTGCTAAACCAGACACAAGCACCCCTCTGGTGGACGTGCCATTTGTAGCATCCCATGTGTATAGCTTACCTCCATCAAATCCCAGTACTAAGTCTTCGCCAAAATTCTGCTGATGCCATAAACGAATACCAAATGTGGTTGATCCACTGTTACCCCATGTTGTACCTGTTTCATTCCAAGATCCTCCGCCCCAACCTGTTAGTGCGGCTTGTCCTTCTTTTCCTATGTTTTCTTGATATTGTATTGTCTCTGAACCCGTGTAATTGAGACTAGACGCACCCGTAGAAGTAGCTGTGGCTGTAAACGTGTATACATTTGCTGACGTGACAGCCGTTACTTCATGTTCTTTATTAAGCACAGCGGCTGTTATTTCACCTCCTAGCGCACCAAAACCCGCAAAAGTTACGAAATCTCCTATTTCTGCTCCGTGTCCAGTATCAGTTACTGTTATAATAGCAGAGTTGGTAGCTCTAGCGAGGGTAACTGTGCTGGCACTAGCTGTTGTGGTTTTACGCACAGGTGTAACGTCATAGTATGCCCCACCTTCTTCTATATAAAACTTTTTATGTGTGCCTATACCTACAAGCGGTATATTGCCAAGCGTTGTCCATGCACGTATAGAACGAGCCTTTCCGTCAAACGTGTTATCAGATATACGTGTCCACCCACCTATCTTCTCAGGACTACCTTGCCTAAACCGTATCTTATCACAGTCAAACCACCCACCTTCATTGGTGTATCGAGTGCGTTCTCTATTGACTCCAGGTTTAAATGTTATCTTGTTTAGAGGCATTATCTTACATCAACTCAAAATGTGGTCCATCTATGAACGGGCGACGACCCTGAGAACGACGTAGGTCTATATAGGCGTTCATAGCTTCTTCTGATGTACCTTCCCAGTCACGGAAGTCATCTATATGCCATGCCGCGCCCCAACGAATTTTCACGCCTTCTCGTACTGCAGCTTCCTTCATGGCATCGGCTATGTCATCGTACAGGTTCAACTCCCAGCTCGCCCTTCCAGAAACATACGCCATTAAATCGACGGCATCTCCTGTAAGGTGTTTAGATTTCATCGTCTGGGAAGCCCCACGGGCTACGAGGTCAGCCTGTTCTGCTTCTGTTCTTAACCCACAGATGCAACCGAAATCGACGTTACTCACTGTGATGGCATGAGTAACAACAGAGTGTAATTCGTTTTTTACTCCGTCTAATCGTCCTAAACTTCTTTGTGATAATTTAAACGCCATCATTTTCTCCTTATTTTGCTAAATGTCTTTAATCCAAAGCTACTTGCTATTGACGCATAAATTCCCCAAGTAACCCACTCTGGACAATTAGAAAGGTTTTCAAACCCTCTCTGCATAATATCTTGCATACCTCCCCAGGGGATAAAGTTTGCTAGGAGTATAGCTACGAAAACAATAGTCCACAGTTCGTCTTTCCAGCTTGACTTAGAAGCATCCATTGCCATTGTTTCCCAGTTGGCTGTACCTTCTGCTATCTTTTGCTCTTTCACAGCTTTTGCCTTCTGAATCTCTGCTTTTGAGTCCAGAAAGCTAGTACCTAAACCAACTATAGAACCTAATAGTTGTTGTATCATTTCTTTTTACCCCCAGGTTTTTTACCATAGTCCTTAAACTTTTTATTGTTAAGTAAGGTTCCTAGAGACTTGGCTTGTTTTGCATGTAACTTAGACGCTTTTTTAAGACCTTTTACTACTTTCTTTACCTTTTTAACGTGCATGTTCATCTCCTTTGTCTTTTCTTTTTGCAAGTTGATTAAAACCAATGAAGCTAGCCAAAACGCCCATATTCGATAGTACCCAAATCTCAGCAATTCCTGAGAGGTGTGAAATTCTATCAACAGGGACTAATGGTGTCATAAGCACAACTATAAATAAGGTTACAGTTATGGCAGAAAACCATACAAGGTGGCGTTGTTGATCTTCTTTCTTGTCTCTATTTTCTAACAACACCATGCGCTCACGCATAGCCATCTCCTGATCTGTTACTATACCATCACCATTCGCATCAGCTTTTTCCCAAACAGATCCTTTTTCTAGTTTTTTCTGTGCCATTTTAACCTACTTAAAATTATCATTTAACGAATCTAC